CGGATCGACCGAAAGATGCGATCCTGAATACGAGCTTTCTAAAGTGGGCTCCTGACTACCGCGGGCCATTGTTCAACTTTATTCACTGTGACTTTCCTTACGGGATCAACGCTCACAAGTTCGGCAGCGCTTTCGTTGGAGGCCACGTTCACGGAGACTACGAAGATACCAAAGAGAACTACATCCAGCTAATCCGTTGTCTCTTAGGTAATCTCGATCTCATAATGAGTGACAGCGGACATATGGTCTTCTGGTTTTCGATGACTCACTATCAAGAGACCTACGATCTCCTCTCGAGCGAGTTCTTCGTCGATGCTTATCCATTGATCTGGCACAAGTCGGATAACGCTGGCAACGCTCCACGTCCACAGCATATGGCTCGCCGAGTGTACGAGACGGCCTTCTTCTGTTCTCGAGGTGACCACCCAATAGTCAAGATCGCTTCGAACCTTTTCTCTGCATCGACGGTCAGTGATCGACACATGAGTGAGAAGCCAGTCACGATGCTGACCCACTTCTTCAAGATGCTCGTTGACGGCCACACCTCAATGCTCGACCCCACAGCTGGTTCCGGTTCAGCCCTCCGCGCAGCAAAACGCTTGGGAGCCACTCGGATCATGGGCCTCGAGATTAACGAACAGTTCGCGCGTGATGCTAACAAGGCCCTAACAGAGGACACAATGGAATGAGAGTCTACATCGCCTCCGACATCAAGTACGCTCGGCGTTGGATAGCGTTGCGTGAGAAACTGTATCCGAGAGTGGCGATCGTTTCGACTTGGATTGACTTTTTGAAAGATGGTGAACCAAAGGCATCAGCTCAAGTCGTCAAAGAGTCTTGGGACAACAACATCAAGGACGTTCTCTTGTGTGATGTACTGATCTTGTTCGTCCAGCCCGGCGACTCCATGCGTGGCTCTTGCTTCGAAGCGGGCGTTGCGTTCGCTATGGGTAAGCGAGTTATCTTCGTTGGTGACTTGCCAACAATCGGCTCAGTTGTCTGTTGCTTTGAGCGGTTCGCGTCGATGGAGCATGTCACTCAGTTCCTCGCTGACGAGGAGATGATGAGACACGAGTTTACTGGAGCGGTGAACTGATGTATGGTGAAATCTTTATACTTGGAGAGGCGTGGGGTGAGCATGAAGAGCGTGCTCGTGCCCCCTTCGTCGGACCAAGCGGTTATGAGCTGACGAGAATGCTCGACGAGGCCGGTATCAGTCGTCGTGATTGTTACCTCTCAAACGTCTTCAACCTCAGACCAAAGGAGAATAACATTGAAAACCTTTGCGGGACTCCTAGCGTCAACGGCTACGGCCCCATCAGTAAAGGGAAGAGCATCAAAGCCGACTATGCACCTGAACTTGACCGTGTGCTGCGGGAGTTGCGGAGCGTTAAACCAAATCTCGTTCTGGCCCTCGGAAACACTGCCGCGTGGTTCCTTCTCAACGCCACCGGAATCTCAAAGTTCAGAGGAACCATTCAGGAGGCACCCTTTTCAACCCAAGGAAATGGCCTCGGACAAAAAGTCCTCCCAACCTTTCACCCAGCAGCTGTACTCAGACAATGGGAACTCCGTCCAACCGTTGTCGCAGACTTCATCAAAGCCCGACGAGAGTCCCGTTTCCCAGAAGTTAGACGACCTAAGAGAGAAGTCTGGATCGTCGAAAGCCTCCAAGACATAGCTCTATTTTATCGGACTTACTTACAAGGGGCGAAGGAGATCGCCTTTGACATTGAGACGGCGTTTAACGAGATCACCTGCATCGGCTTCGCGCCTTCTGAAAAGATCGCTGTTTGCATCCCTTTCGTCGATTACAGAAAGAATGGATGGAGTTACTGGAGTCCCGGAGACGAAGTGCAAGCTTGGCAGTGGGTCAAGAACATTCTACACTTGCCCGCACAGAAGACAGCGCATAACGGTATCTTCGACATCCACTTTCTGTGGAGAAAGCTCGGAGCAACTCCAACCAATTACACTACAGACACCATGCTCCTCCATCATGCGCTTCAGCCGGAGTCTCGGAAAGGTCTTGGCTTTCTTGGTTCAGTGTATACGAACGAAGCGTCATGGAAGCTGATGAGACAAAGCGATAAGATACTGGAGAAGAGGGAGAAATGACCGACATCGTTGAACGGCTGCACCGCATGGCTCCCGACTATGAAATTGCCAAATGGGCGAAACTCATGCAAGAGGCCGCCAACGAGATCGAGCGGCTGAACGCACTTGTCGCAAAGATGGCCGACGATCTCACAGTAGCCGGAGTGCGTGTGCTTGTGATTAAAGAGCGATACGAAGAGTTGCGCGCAGAGAACAAGCGGCTGCAAGCTGCGCTGATCGAGGCGGCGGAAATGGTGGAGAAATGATCTACTTGATTGCACATCTCGTTCGTGGCAAGCCGACCTACGACATAGCTGAGTCGATGGATGGGACTGAGAGTGACCCTGGCCCTTGGTTCATCACCTCAATAGGATGGCGAGCTTATCCTTATTGGCAGAAGCCTCTTGGTGAGATAATGCACGGGTATCAACTCCCTGATCCACCAGATGTTATTGCTTGGCCTGACTACATCCAAAAGCAGAAGTCGCGAGAGAAGGTGGCGAAGCCACTTCGTCAACCAATCGACCTTGAGGAGTTAGGCCTGTGAAGTTCCGCCCCCGACAGCTTGAGGTCGATGCGTTCCAGCTCGGCCGTGACCCACAACCTGATTGGTTCAAGCGTGCCATCGAGTTCGAGTGGGCTGTCGTCTATCCAAACTCAACAGTCCTTCGAACCTCTTATGGATCAACTCGTACCGTCTTTAAGGGTGATTGGATCTTGTGTGGCTACAACGGAATACCTCATGCTATCAGCAAAAATGACTTTGACAAGATGTATGTGGAGATAGGAAATGAAAATCGTTCAGACTGAACACATTTCCCCTCATATGGGAGAGATGGAAAAACAGTGGGTCTACAACGGACTCGACTGTTGTGTCACTCATGAGATCAGCTCGATCCTACAGGAGCAGCTTGATGACGTAACTCGAGAGACGTATAATCTTCGCTTCGCGTTGCAAGCACCTGTGCTGGAGATGAACCTTCGTGGTGTCTTGGTTGACATAACTGAGCGTGACCGCCTCATCATCGACTATGAGAAGCGGGTTAAACGCTTGAGTGACCAACTCGACGTTATCCTCGAAGTAGGCATAGGAACGACTTGCAAATGGTCTTCGCCGAAGCAACTGATGGAGCTGTTCTATGGCGTACTCTGTATACCCCCTATCCGCAGACGAGGAACGTCTGGTGAGATGGTTCCGACAGTCAATCGCGGCGCACTTGAAAAGCTCACGAACTACTTCGTCGCCCAACCGCTGGTCAACCACATTCTTCTTCTCCGAGAGATACAGAAAAAGATCGGTGTACTTAAGACTCGGATTGACGCTGACAAGCGAATGCGTACCAGCTTCAACATTGCCGGAACAGAAACTGGTCGCTTCTCCAGCTCAATGGCTGACCTCGAGACTGGAACAAACTTACAAAATATTGAAGAAGGCCTCAGAAGAATCTTCATCGCTGACCCCGGAATGAAGCTTGGGAACATCGACCTAGAGCAAGCTGAGTCAAGAGTGGTCGGCGCGATTTGTTGGAACTTGTTCGGAGATGGAGCTTACTTGGATGCGTGTGAGTCAGGAGATCTCCATACCGAGGTTGCTAAGGGCATTATGCCAGCTCTCGGATGGACAGGGGATCGTCATAAGGATCGAGACATCGCCGAGCGGCCACATTATCGTCAGCACTCGCTCCGGTATATGGCAAAGCGTCTCGGACACGGCAGTAACTACATGGGACAGGCTTCAACGATGGCATTTCACTCCCAGATGCCAGTCAAAGTTATTAAGGACTTCCAGACGGCCTACTTCACGAAGTTCATTGCGATCCAGAGGTGGCATCAGTGGGTCGAAGACGAACTCAAGATGAAGGGTCAGCTGACGACGATGCTCGGTATGCGAAGATGGTTCTTTGGGAGGCGGAATGATCAGTCAACGCTCCGCGAAGCGGTCGCCTTCGAGCCTCAGTCCGTGTCCGTCGAAATACTCAATCGAATTATGCTGAACATATGGCGCGCTAACAAAGTACAGTTGCTGTTGCAAGTCCATGATTCACTCTTATTTCAGTATCCTGAGAAAGACGAAGCAATCGTCATACCGCAGATGATGAAGCTCTTTGAGTACCCTGTGAGGCTCCGCGGGGATAGAACACTGATAATCCCCGCCGAGGTAAAGACTGGCTATAACTGGGCTCCTAAAACAGATGAAAACCCTCAAGGACTCGCAAAGTGGAAAATGGCCGTGGGAGATCTTGGATAGAGTTATTTGTTGAACAGACCGCTGAAACAGCCTCGCCAGACATCTTCCGGAAGTGGGCTGGAATAGCAGCGATCGCAGGAGCGATGGAAAGAAAGATATGGGTAGTCTCTAGGGGAACACCACTGTTCCCAAACCTTTACGTCATGCTGATCGGACCACCAGGAGTGGGCAAGTCAATCATACTTGCTCGCATCAATCAGCTGTGGGGTTTTCTTCAAGAACATCACAAGGGCTCGTCTTCACTGACTCGAGCCTCGTTCATTGATGAGCTTGACGGTGCGAAGCGAAAGCAATTGTTTGGTCCTGGACCTTATGAAGATTACAATTCACTGACAGCTGCAATCAGCGAGATGGGCGTCCTCTTACCTGCTTACGAGCACGCCTTTATGTCAACTCTCACAGACATCTATGACGGCACTCCTTACTCAGAGAAAAGACGGACGAAGGAGCTATCAATCACCATCGCCAAGCCTTTTTTTAATCTGGTGTGTGGCTCTACCCCTTCCTACTTGGGCAAATTCATGCCTGAGGGTGCTTGGGACCAAGGCTTCATCTCCAGAAACATTATGGTCTACTGTGGAATAAGTGAGCCACGCAATCCTTTTGAGTCACCAGCCAAGATCGAGCTAACTGGTTTAATCAAAGATCTCCGCTTGATTGGCGACCAGCGAGGCGAGCTGATCTTCTCAAAAGAGGCTTCCACCGCCTTGGTAGCTTGGGTTCTCAGCGGTGGTCCCCCCACTCCTGACCATCCCCGTCTGGCCTCCTACATTCCCCGACGTACCGCTCACCTCTTGAAGTTGTGCATGGTGTGTGCGGTAGCCTGGGGTGCTTCGCAGGTGATAGAAATCCAGCATTACCAAGAGGCTCTCGGATGGTTGCTCGAGGCCGAGGCTTTGATGCCCGACATCTTTAGGGCCATGCTCAAGGGCGGGGATTCTCAAGCGCTCCAAGACTGTTGGCACTTTATTTGGAAGATGAATGGGCGGACGGGTCAACCAGTTATGGAGAGTGTGGTAGCCCTCTTTTTGAGCGAGCGCGTCCCTGCTCATAACGTCGAGAAGCTTATGCAGCTCATGGTCCGGACTGGTCATGTCGAGCACATCCTCACTCCTAGTGGACACAGAGCATTCAAGCCCTTGCCCAAACCACAGGACTTCTAAACCCACAGATCGTTCGCTTCGAGATCAATAAGTCTCTGTGTCATCTGCTGATCAATGAAGCGGCCGTAGTCAGCAGCACTTTCGATGACCTCTGGATAAAACGCTTCTTGATTGATGATCTCAACTGGTTGAACAAGGGGGACTACGCGCTGAACGCGGACTCGCCAGCCGGGAGGAACCGGGTTGCCCGAAAGGGGATAGGCGACGTAGCCACCAGTCGGAGAGCCTATCCCCACCACCTGATAATCAGCAGGCGCGATGTTGTTCAGCGCTCCGGTTGCGTCTTTGGTCTTGAGTTGAAGATGACTCAAGTCCATTATTGGGAAGTCGAACGCCCACTGAGTTGTCGCGCCGTTACCTAAGTAAGTGGCGGCTGATGATTGAGTGGATAGAGTCATTTATCACCTCTGATATGGCTGGATAAATGGTTTATCCAACCCTCTCTTTACCTGTAACGCATTTCATCTGCTGTGAGCGGCCGTGTCCCACTCGTGCTTCGTCTTGAGCCAATCGGCGTCGAGCGACCATAAACAATCAAGCGCCTCCACTCCGTGAAGTTCCTCGGAGGCGGCACTTCCCCTCTTTGTATTCGCTGTGCTTCTTCAGCCCAACGTCCCATCTGCTTCGACGTCAGTTTAACTCCAGCAAAAACCCCGAGAAGCTCGAACGATGTTTGAAGTGGTGGTATCCAAGTTTCCATCTTACTTGCATCAATCTTCGTTGCATACTTCTTAACATCCCGCATCCATCTTCTCGGCACATCAAGCGCTGCCGTCAGTGGAATGCTCGCCCTTGCGTACTCTCCGTGAAGCAAAGCGTAAGAAGCCTCTTTAACGAATGGGACGAAAGTTGTTCCTAACCCTGCTAACTCTTTAACGGCCGTCACTCCCCAAGGATCATCTTTATGTGGCTCACCTCTAATTATCGAGTGAATAAAGGCGAGCGCTCCTACATAAAACACCCCTGCCGAAAATGCAGTGAAACCTGCTCCTCCCATCGACTTTCCCATCTCACTAAAGGTTTGCATCGTCTCTTTCGCAGCACGATCAGCAAACGCTTGTTTAACATCTCTCACATCTTCCGCAACCTTGAAGCCTTTGACATGCAGCTGGTTGACGACGTGGTTGAAGAAGCCATAGAACTGAGCAAAGGGACGTAGGGACTTGTCGATGTTGAACTGTGATTTGTCCATCAAATTCGAGGAGTTATGAGCTAGACGAACAAGCTTATCTCCATAAAGCGCCGCATCAGTATGACTCATTCCTTCCCGTTCACCCTTTAAGTAACCGGCCCACCAAGCAACTGTTGCCGTCATATAGTCTGTGTAAGCGATCTGCAGTTGCCCTGCATACTCGCTGTTGTGTTGGAATGACTCCCAATTCCCCCACTGTCCAAGTGAGTAAGCAATGTCCCTTTTCTTGTCCTTCATACGAGTCGATAGCTCAGCTGAGTTCTCAAGCGCAAAGCCCGTCATCTGATCCCAATTACTCTTCGACCTCGAGATCGTTCCCCAGGCATCCATTAGCTGAGAGTCACCAACTGCCAGCTTAATAGCCCTAAACGTGTCAAGCCCTGCTTCGCCGATAGTGTTCATCATCGCAGTTGGACTGTGGACAAGCATGGTTCCCGGATTAAAGCCAATCACATTCGAGATTGTATTCGACTGTAGCTTCCCCATCCACCAGCGGAAAGCGTTCGCTTGGACAAGATCTGCTCTCCCTCCATCGCTCGCCATTCCAGCAAGCCAAGGCTTGAAAAGATCGGCTTGACCTTTGCCGAAGGCCTTAAACACAGTATCATAAAAGTTCTTATCATTGATTATTTTCGCTGCATTCTGTACCGCCTCCCTATGCGTCAGCTCATGAATGTCTTCCTTAATCCTGTTCGGCAGCTCATCAAAGTTCAGCGTCAGTAAAATGTTCTTGCCTTCTCGCTGCTCTTTGGCAGTTTGCCTGTGTGAGTTGGCTGGCAGTGGATCGAAAACTCTATTGTCAATCAAGCCACCAACTTCACTCGACTTCAGCCCCTCAATCCCTTCTTCTCTCAGCTTCATTATCGGGAAGTAGCCGCCCTTTCGATTAACTCCATGCGCGTCGATGAAGCCGACTGGCTCAGGATACTCCATCCCGAACCCTCGAGTCCGTTGATACACTCCATCTCTAATCGGGTTCAGTTTCTTCTCATACATCTCCCAGATATTGCTAACGAAGTCCCAATTCTCTTTTGTCATGTTCTTCGCAAGCCAAGACCCTATTGTCGTCTTGTCTGAGTTCAGTGAGTTCGCCATCATATCTTGATTATGGGCGTTCCCCCAGTTAAGCGCCACCATAAGCATTTCATCTCGCCTAAACTCTCTCGGCTTCCCGTTCGGCGCTATGATCGAGTCATTCGGGACTGTTCGCTTCAGTGTATCTACTTTCGCTCCCTTAACTCCAGCCCACTCCCCATGATCCACTGTCTTCAAGTACTTCGCAACATCAGCCGTTACTTCATTTTTCCACTTTTGAGCAAGCTTAAGTGGCTTAATCAAAACTCTGTTCATAATCCCGTCAGGGTCAAGTCGATCAATCTTCATCGTGACCGTCTCAACCCTTAACAAGTTCGCGATCGACCCACGCCACTTTGCAGCAATCCCTCTTTCTGGCTGGATGGGATCACCATACTTCTCATAACCGCGCGCCTCAGCCAAGTCAGCGACTTGCGCCTTCACTGTATCAAGCACCTGACCAAGCTCTAACTGTTGTCCTTTCTCACCAACAAGCTTTTCGTTCTTTCCAACAAACTCCATCGCTCTTAGTGTGTCATTAAACTCTTTGAAGTTCCCAACATTCATCTGACTCAAGTCTTGGAGCCGTTCAACCTTTTGTCCTAAGTATGTCGGCGTCGGAATAGTGTCAGCATTGTTAAGCTCATTCCGATCCTGAATCCACTTTCCAAGATCAGGCTCCTTAAGCGCACCAATATCCTTCTCAAGTACTCGCAGTCCACGAGCGCCTGGATCAAGCCCTGACATCGCGATCAACTGGAGCATTCGCGTGTTAGTGTCAGGATCAAAGTCCTTAGCCCTCGCAATGTTCGTCACTTTGTTAACCAGGCGTTGACTAAGTATCACCTCCCTCTTATGCTCTTGTCCCCACTTCGCCATCATCGCAGACTGCATTTGCAGCCGCTTTTCATTCAGGGCCGTCAACAAGTCTCCCGCATCCTTTGCCTCTTTCGACAAGCGCCCATGTCGCCCAGCATTCTGTTGATAAGTCTTGGTATCCATCGCTTGAGCGTTCGTCATCTCCCTCATGCTCGAGTCGACGATCTTCTTCATATCAGGCAGTTGAATTAAATCCGAGCCGGTCATCTGTGACAGTGAATCAAGCTCGTTCTTGAGCACCCGCTCTTGAGCGATATTCCAGGCGGCTCCAATAACTTGATTGTCAATGATGGTCTGGAGATTACCGTGCTCCTCCATCATCCGTTGATTAAGCTCTTCCTCAACCAGTCGATTGAAATGTTGCTCGTGCGTTTCTTTGTTCGTCTTGAGATCGGCCCGATACCTCATCAAATCGAGTATCATATCAGTGCCAGTTGAGTAACCGAAGGCCTCCGCGAACATATCAGATGAACCAACATTCGGTGAGTCTTCTTTGGCCCACCTCATCCCTTGCATCAGCACACTCTTACTTAAGTACTTGGTTTTGATCCCCATCGCTGTCAGTTCTTCCGCGGTGAAGATCGAGTCTACATCCCTCCTCGTCATCTGGAGATCAGTCACTTCATCGGCGAGTGCTCGTGAACGGCCGGTCCTGAAGTACTCGTCAGCGATGATCACTGGAGTATTAGCTACAGTCTCTTCAGCTTCCGGCCTCATCTTCGCCTTTTGATCCGCCCAGCGTTTCGTCTCCTTCATCTCCGTCACTTCACGAGCGGCCTCAAAAACAGCTTCGCTCATTGCCGCTTGAACATCTTGAATATGCTGTTCATAGGCAGCACGACCAGCTGGAGTCATGCCTTCTCCATTCTCAAACAATGGAGTGAAGGCCATCACATAACGAGACTCATCAAGCGCCCAAGCAGTTGCCCTTGCCACCATCTGCGCGTCTTTGTCCGACAGTCCATTAACAACAGCAGCTGTATTCTCCTTGATCAGACGCGTCCCGAGCGTCGCCAGTGCTGCGTCAGCCTGAGCCTTAATAGCTTCAATAGCTTTCGGCTCAGTAATATTCGTGATCTTCGCTTCTTCGTCAATGAAGTTATGCAACTCCGCTTTGTTGCCTGGCGATCGGGAGAGGGCTCGACCAAGAATGGCCTCCTCTATGTTGTCAGGAAGCTCTGCATCCATCAAAGTTCGGAGATGGTCAATCAGCGTCTTCGACTCGGCCTTACCAATCTCCACAGTCAGATTGACTTCACTGTCCGCCTTCGGTGACGGCTGGATTGTTGAAGCGTCTTGTGTCTGCGGTCGCCCACTCGTGTCCTCTGTAATCACTTTTGCGTCGACAGAGAGCGCCTCGGGCGTCGGCGACACTTGCGCCTCTTGCAGTGGCTTCCGCTTAATCATCAACAAGTTCTTGAGATTTTCTCTCTGTACCCAAACATCAAACTGTTCAGCGGTTGGCAACTGTCTTCGACCAAGGAAGCGGTCAATCAAGCTTTGTGCTTTCTCAGCAGCGGCCGGAGGAACATTGAGCTGCTCCGTCGCCTGTTGAACAGCTTGCTTAACGGCTGGCTCCACTTCCTTCGAGTCAATCCCAAAGATCTCTCTAATCAAGTCCACATCAGGAATGTTCTCCTTTGGCGGGATCGGCACTCCTGACTCTTGATCAGCCTTTATTTGCGCCGCCCGCTCCATCTCCTTCTGTTGACGCTGGATCTCAGCTTGTTGAACCTTGAGCGCCTCCGCTGGATTCAACTCAGACGAGCCGAAGCGGACCCCATCTCTTATCTGTGGATAAAGCGTCGGGTCAAGATGAGCAACAAGCTTGCTCTGGTTGACCTGTATCTCGGTCCCAAGATAATTCGCGTTGGCTATCTGAACTTCGAGGTTAGGAATGAAGCCAAACTTATCCTTGAACTGTGTGACTATGCTTGGATCGAGGAAGAGCACTGGATCGGGGCTTTGTCGTGCAAGCACGTTCTCGAATTGTTCAGGTGACCGTTCCTTAGTCAAGCTCGCCTGAGCGTTAGTCATCAAATCATCGAGTCGTGCTTGATTGCCTTGTGCTCGAGTGGCTGCAATCTGATCGCCTGTTCTTGATCCTCTTGCATGAAGGGCAGCGGACGGCCCTGAAAGAATGCTCGTCAACACAAGGCCGTCGATGAAGCTTTGTGCGACCTCGCCAGCGAACTTCATCCGCTCGCCGTTGTCATTCAAGATTGTCTTCAGGTCACGAGTCCCAGCAACCTTTGCAATCTGTTCACCAAGCTGTTCGGCGACCGTTTGCATAGCATTGATACCGCCTCCTAAAGCAGTATCCTTCGCAAACTCACCAAGAATCTGTTTGATCCCCGCCTTACCAATCTCATTGGCAGTGACATTCTTGACAATTTGCATCGTCAAGTCTTGGACAAGCGCCCCTCCCGCCGCTTCAAGCACACCAACAGCCAACCCTGCACCACCAGCAATTATTTGCTTGTTCGACTTTGACAAGCCCTCGATGTCTTCGATAGCAAGATAGACGTTGCCCGCTGACGTTTGAGCAGAAAGCGTTGCAAAGCCCTGTGCAAGTCCAGCGGCGAAGCCGATCCCCATACCTGTGCCAGCACCGACAGGGCCTCCGATCGCTCCAAAAGTCCCCATCATCACCGAGCCAGCAGTCGCTTGCGTCGCAAGATGCTCCTTCCCCTCCCACATCTGACCAGCAAAGCCACCGATCAAGTTCTTTAGATAATTGACCACTCCGTTCGACTCAGGCCTATTCATCAACTCCTTTTGAAGTGCCTGGATTTGAGGCCTTAAGACAGCTTCTTCCTCTGGACTTGCTCCCTGTAGCTTGGCTCCGAGTAAGCCGAGCCTCGTCGCCACCATTCCATAGTGCGCTGCCGAAGAGAAGTCAACATCGTGGCTGTCAGGAAGGCTTGGCTTGATTGGAGGGCTTGCCGGTCCAAAAGTAGGTTCGGCTCCTTCCGCTTTCGCCGTCGAGATTGGATTAAGGTTCTCTCCTGCCCAAGCCCAAGCGTTTGCAATTCCCTTCGTGATCTTATCAAGTGTCCCTAGATCATCGTGACTTACTCGGGCCGCCATTGGATCTGAGTTAATGTAATCTCGAACCGCCTTATTCGAGTTAACGATATTGATATTCTCGCCGATCTTAAGATCACTCTCCCAAGAAGGGTAGTCAACGTCAACAAGCGCTGGATCGACCTTATACTTTTTTGCGAGCTGAAACGATTTTCCTGCCGCTTCTGGATCGGCGTCGGCATTGCCGAGCAGTGCTCTTGCCCCACGCTTCTTCTTATCTTGTTCACTTTCCTCGAATGGATTTTCCTCAAGAGGTTCGCTCTTGGCTGGCTCCGTTCCAGTCTCTGTCAAGTCAAAAATATCGGTTACGGCTGCCATGATCCCGATCTCTTGTTAACAGAGTTCCGCCAATGCCAAACCGCTTCTGGTGGAATGTCATCAACTGTCGCAGCTGGCCTACTCGGATTCCGCTCATTCCACTGATTAACAACTTGATTAGACTCTTGAACCGACAGTGGCGTTTTGAAGAATGGCTTTGACGGAACTTCTCTCTTACCACCGTACCAAGTTTTTTCAGGCGGTTGATCTATCTTCCTAATCAAACTATTTACCATCAAGTTAATATCTTCCTGCTTTGGCCCTCCTTTTCCTGGATTAGACTCCTGCCAGTAACGCAGTTGACCAGTAAACTTGGCTCTAAACTCTTTGTAATCAGGCCCTTCAACGTCTTTCCCCTTTTCATTCTTCTCGAAGAGTCCGGCTCGTTTAAGCTGCCACTCAACGTCAGGACTTGAGAGGATTTTATCAACTCGTTGAGCCTCCATCGTACTCGCCCCACCTCCCTTCAGCACATCTTCCCTAAGCTTCATCACCCTTGCTCTCAGCTGCGGATGAATCTTGCTCATATCAATGTTCTCGAGCATCGAGGGGTCGTGAGGAGCGTTCGCGACGAGGTTGTCCCAATTATCAAGCTGTTCTGATGAAACAGGCCCCCACGCTTCAGTTGCATTCTTCTGAATATGCGCTCGCATCGTTGCTTGCTCTGGTCCAGACAAGCGCTGGAACTTCTCGAGCTTTTTCGGATCGTCCGTTATCGCTGAGAAGTCCTTAATTCCCTCTTCTTTCCCATCTCCATAGACAAGCCTTCCCATCTCGTCTTTCGCGTTCTTATCTAGCTCGTTTTCAGTCCGCTTCATCGTCGCAAACTGTGATCGGGCTTGTGCAGCGATGTTCTCTCCATAAGACTCGTCGTGACCAAGCGCTCTCGCCTCATCTTTCATGTTCTTGATGCGGGCCTCGAGATCGGCGTCCGTTGACTTGGCTGTAAGCGGTCCATCCATCTGTGGAGCGCGTGGGGCGTTGACTGTTGCTTGTGCAAAGCGTGTCCCAGCCGTTGCTTCAGGTGGTGGAGCGTCACTCATCGTCGCTCCGCCGTGATAAGCGGCCAAACGGACAGGTCCAGACCCGTCTATCCGATCACTTCCGCCGCCACGAGCAATTCCAGGCGTTATTCCAGCCTCTTTAAGTCCTTCCTCAACTGCCGCCAACTCTTTTGCAGTTGACTGTCTCGAATAAACACCAAGTCCTTGTCCAATCTCCCCCGAAGCTCCAGTGATCCCCACATGAACCTTCAAATTATCACTCATATAACCAGTGCCTGTCCCTCCAGCTCCTCTCTTCGCTGCCTCTTTCAAAAACGCCAGCCGCCGCGGATCATTTCGATCAGTTATATTCCGCCCATTCTCATCAAGTATATCAATATCAGCTGCTCGACCGTCATCATGTCTGTGTGAACCAGTCCAACCTCCAGGTTGATCCTTCCTGCTTGGATTTCGATCACTCGTTTGGCCTCCAGACGTCACTCGAATGAACACTCCTGCCGCCGCAGCAGCATCTTCAATCGCACTATTCAACTGTGGATGAAGATCTTTATCTCTAGTATGCCCTTTTTGTGCAAGAATGAGCCTCGACCCCGCCTTAGGCTTTACAGTCAAGTCACCTGTTTGCTGTGCCTTCGAATAAGCAATGATCGACCGTTCCTTAAGTGGAGTTGGTTTGTTGTCCTCTTCTTCAAAATCAACAGGATTTTCGTGATGAATGTCCTCTCCAACTTTAACAGGCCTCGCATCGTTCGCCACACCTTGATAACCAGTAATCCCAACTGCTTTCGCCCCATTCCAAGGCTTCCAGCCAAGCTCAATCACTTTATTCAGTGCATAATCAACTGTCGCTTGCCAGTTCTTTGGATCACTCGGATCAAGTCCAGTCTCTTTTTGGAACTCGTTTCCTAATCCACCTCCGGTATACAGCTGAAACGGTCCCCAAGAGTTCTCACCAGGGATCGAAGACTTATAACCGGCCGAACCCTCGCTGTGATAAACGCGCAACGCAGTCCCAGGATCAATTCCTCTTGCCCTCGCAGCATTTACAACATAGTGCTCAACTTCAGCACTACCTGCTGTATATCCAGGGATCGCGTGGTTTGGAGTCCCTGTTGGTCCAACAGCATACGTTCGCCTTGCCGCGCTTATCTCCGTCTCTTCAGGCGGATACTCACGTTCCGTAACTTTATGTCGATCAGGTGCTGTTGCAGGCGGCTTCGCACCTGGCTTTGTCTCAGGCTTCGTCTCCGGCTTTGTCTCTGCTCCAGGCCCATACTTCTGTTCTTGACGCTTATGAAGCGCCTCTGCGTAAGCGTCGGCATCTTCAGGTGTATTGAATTTGCCTAGATGTTCTCCAGTCTTTTTATAGTGCTTAACGGCCTCTTCTTGTGAAACCTCTTTCCCATTGATAATCGTCGGGAGCAGCACTTCCTTTCCGTCGATGTTAGTCGAGAACGATTTTTCAGTGCTGAACGAGCCATCAGCGTTCTTCAGCACTTTCCGCTTATCAATATCAATGTTTCCCTTTTCAGCCAAGCCAGTCGGTTTCTTAAGTGGCTCCTCAAGATCAGCTGCCGCGACCTTCTTCTCTTCTTTCGGAGCTTCTGTCTTCGGCCCCGTCGCTGGAAGCGGGACACGAAGCTTAAGCGGTCCAGTCGGATCAGGCGGCCTTGGAGGAATTGGCCTCCGCTCCTCCAGCTTAGGCTTTGTACCATTGATTAAGTCAGAACCTTTGGCAGCCGTATCTTTTCCCGCAAAGCCCTTCGAGATCGCGTCTTCCGCTGCCTTGAAAGCGCCTGGATGAAGCTTCAGCACCTCTTGATTTTGGTCAAAATACTTCTGTGCTGTATCTGGATAATGCTTTGCTACGTTCCCAATGAAGGCCGAAGCTGTCTGTGCTCGCCGGTCATTCGCAAAGACTTCAGTCTGTTCAGGAGACCATCCACCTCGCCTCGCTTTTTCCGCTGACTCTCCATCAATGACCGCGAAAGCATTAGTCAAATCGTCAGGGTTCATCGAGGTCGCCGCCTTACTCGAGGCCGCATCTATCCGAGCATCACTCACCTTATCCCCATACTTAAGAATCTCCCCTTCCTTATGCTTCCACGAAGCGCCGAATGAGCTGCGGATATGACTTTCAGCGCTCGCGCCAACCATCCGCTCAATGCGCTTATTCCCGCCAGCGGCCTTCAGTGCATTTGCCTTAATCTCCTCTCTTCTTTTCTCGTTATCATCCCAGCCATTAACAGCATCTTCCCCACCCTTCAGCCGATACTCAGTATCGAGCTTCGTGAACTCCTTATACATATTAGTGTCGATCTCGCGAGCCTTCGTCTGTTCTAGCTCGTGTTTATTCTTCTCCTCGATCGCCCCGAAGGTCTGACCAAGCTGCTCAAGCGTCCCACCAAAGTTCTTAAGCGCAGCTCCGACTTGGGAGCCAAACTGTTCATCACTTACCTTAATATTTTGCCATGCAGTTGGAGGCGCGTTCGACTCAACAGTCGGCGTCCCAGTGTAAGGCACATTCAATAAAGATGCTCTTGGCACTTAAACCTCCTAGGAGAACAAGCTCCCACCACCCGAGTCACTACCCCACTTCCCAGCAACCTTTCCGAAGCCGCCAAGCAACGAAGAAAAGGCGTTCAGCATCCCCGCTTCTTTCGCGTGTTGAGCCTGCATTTTATAGAGCCCTGATTGGGCTTTTTGGTTCGTTGCTTCAACATCAAAGCCCCACGCCTTTCTTTCAGCGTTCGATTGTACAGTAAGAGCATCCAAGCGCGCCAGTTCATTTTGACTCGCTATCACTTCCCTCGATGACCCACTTTCAAGATCAACTCCAGAAGCCCCCAAAACCGCCTTTTGCGTTCCAAGCGTCTGCGCCGCCTTCAAGTCCTGTTGCTGCGCCTTGGTCGCTCCGTCTTGCCTCGACAGGTTCGCCTGTTGCAGTGCAATAATCTCGTTGTTCCGCGCGACCTGCGCTTGATAGTTCGCAGCGTCCGCTTGTGCTTGGCCTTCTTTCATAGCGCCGATGGCGCTAACAACTCCGCCTATGATGCCAATAGCGGCTGCCATCCCTCATCTCCTCTCAACCAAGTAAGCTTTTCGTTCGAAAGCGCCTCTTTAGTTAACTCATAAGTCTTAAACTTTATCCCATACATCCTCGTCACACCAGTCTGCTTGAATCCAATGTACTGAAGCCATCTTTGGCTTATATCACTCCGAAGCGGTGCAATAACGCTTAGTCGATCGTACTGTCCAAGAAGTTCCTCCAGAAATAAAGCACTTACCCGGACGAAGGTGACCCAATGCTTCTCAACTAGCTCCGTCGTCAGCATCCAAATGTAAGCGTGATTGCTGACAATGCTGACCATCCGCACTCCATACATCACACCCAAGTGCCCATCAGCAAAACCACACCAAACATCTCTTGAACCTTCGACCGCCTGTTTAAGTCCTTGCCCCTCCATATCAGCAACGATCATAAGCTCATTCCGTGAGAACTTGCGAAGGTTCTTGAGAATCAGCTCAATGTCCTCAGGCGTCGCTTTTCGTCTCTCATAAACGGTCATCAGTCATCCCCAAGTGTCGCCTCAGGAATAACAGCAACTATATTCGCGGGCAATCCAGCTTTTGATCGAACACAGATCTGTCCATCGGCCTCCCACAGAGGGTCCATCACGATCCGAAGATCGCCTGAAAAAAGTGAAGGTGTCACGCCTGAGAGTACTGATGGCGGCAAGTCTTTCACCTCCGTCAGTGTATTGAAGGTCATCCCAGCGAACAGTCCTCTTGTATCCGCTACACGAATCGTCAGCGCCGGTATCTTCTTTCGTCTTCCCTGAATTGTTGGCTGTGACTCAAGTCGAAGCGTCTGGAGATCGGCCTGATAGCCAAGCCCAATAATCACACTCGACCCCGGCGCATCCAGCGTCACCTTCCCAGCAACAACCTTCTTATCCGTCTGTAGTTTCCCATCAACAACGACAGTAACTGTCATTCCCTCGAGATGACCAAGACCGCTGACTGAGCTTACAGGATACGAGGCTTTCCAAGTCCCGGCCGCTTGCTTAGCCATATGTCGATCGCCAGACTCCTCAACGACAAAAGTGTCTGTTGGTGGGACAAGCATCGTTGTCATTATTGAAGAAGCATTATAAACAGTGTGGACTTTGAACTTGCCTCCACCAGCACGAATCTCATAGCCAATCCAATTTTGGTTAAAGATCGCTCCACCAGAAGTGTATAGATAGACGTTATTCTTGTCTGAGAGTGATAAGCTATCTAACGAATCACCTCCAAGATACATCGGGAGTG